CATTGTTAATTTCTTTATCTTTATAAGAAGCTAACTCTGCCTCTAGTTTTTTGATAGTATCGTCTTTTCTATCAATTGTTTCTCTCATTTGTTTTACACCATGTTCTTGCGGTGCATCAAATTCTTCCATCTTGTACCTCCACTATGTATTAACCTATCAGACAAGACCATAGGCATCTTGCCGTGGTGCTACCTTTACCACTTGACTTATCTCTCTGGTAGCTACAAGCTATAAGTCCATTACTCTACGATTTTAATACGAGCTTTCAACGTAGGCTTCGAAAGCTGATTTGCAGGTCTATTTGTAGCGGACCACGCAACGCTTAAACTTATTATACACTAATCTTCTATTAGTCCAACTATATTACCATCTTTTTGAATAGCTCCTAAAGTTGCTCCTTGCATTGATTGCATTTCTGCATTTATTCTTGTAACTCTTTTAGTTGCATCTGCATCTCCTAACGCAGCTTCTTCTAATGTTGTTATATCTAAATCTCTACCAATACTTGAAGCACTACTTATAATTCCACTAGCATTTTCATACAATTGTCTAGCCATTTGCAAGTCCATACCTCGTTGTTTTAATTCATTAAATCTACCAAATGAATATGAAAAACCTCTACTTACAGCTTCTGCACCTAATGTAATTGTATCTATAGCTCCATTTAATACTTTATCTTCTATTTTAGGATTAATTAAAGATGCAAATATTGTTGCATCATCATATTCTACACCTAAATAATCAGCTAACATATTTTTAACTTCAGGTATACGATTATTAATTGCAGCATATACTGTATCAATTCTTTGTTGAAATTCTACAGGTGCAACATCTCCAACCATTTCATTAAATTCATCTTCAAAATCAGAAAAATCTTGTATACCTATTTCTCTTAATGTATTTTTAAAACTTTCTTTTACACCTATAGCTTCTATTTCTGACATTTTAAGTGTTATTCCATCATCATTAAACAACCAACCAAATTCTTTTTTATATTCACTTGATGCTCTTGTAAAAGATAAAGCTAAATCTTTATCACCACCATAATTTGCATAACCTTCAGCATATTTTTTAACTATTGATTCAGGTAAAAATCCATATAATGTTCTAGCAACAGATAAAGCATACTGATAATCTCCTCCAGATTGTGATTGAGATTGAGATGATTGTTGAGGTGGAGTATATTCTTTATAACCATCTCTTTCATATCTTTCAAATTCAGATAATCCACCTGGGTCGTTTTGCCTAAGGTCTGTATTAACCATTTTGACATCACCACCAGGTCCTTGTACATAAATTTGACCTCGTCTTACTTCAATTACTGGATTTTCTGCCATTATCTAATCCTTTGTGTTGACGGTTCTAAGAAATTTTGACTTCGTATAATGTTTCCACCAAAAGAAGATATCATATCTCTTGCAAAATCATTAACTACACTACCTATATTATTTGCTAAACCTTCTTGTACTAAATATTTATTAGCTTCATTAACATCATTTAATGTAGCTACTTTGTTATAAACATATCCATACTTACCATCTGGGTCTATTTCCATATCCCATTTGTTTTTAATAGTATTTTTTGTAATTCTATCTATAACACTCCATTTAGTTTCTTTATCGTATTGTGGATATAAAGCATATCTTGCATCTTTTAATTCATTTTCTAAAGTTTCTAAATATGAAGCATCTTGTCTATATTCACCAGCATGTTTTCCAATTTCATCTATGTAATCTTTTTTTGCAGAAGGAGGTAACCAGTCATCTATAACAGTCATAACTTCTTTTTCACCAACTGTAGTTTGTTCAATAGTAGAATTTGTTATAAACGATTCTAAATCTTTATCTAACGGTGTATCTCTATATTTATCTACTAATCTAAATAATTGACTTCTAGCTTTATTATTATCCCATGAACCCATAACAACTTTATTTGCTATCCATTCCATAGTTTTATCATCAACACTTGCACCACTAGGTAATAAATCATATAAATATCCTTTTTGTGCTGATAAATCTAAAGCATATTGTGCTTCATTAACATTGTAAAAATCTAAAGCAGTAATTTCAGGTTCTGTCAAATTAAGTTCTTTTAATACTTGACTCATAACTCCTGCAGTATTTACATAATCATTAGCTGAAGCTATATCTTGAAATAATAAATATCCTTCTTGCCATTTTCTTCTATAAGTTGGAGATTTAAATTTAGTAGTTCCTTCATTTAATTTATTAAAACTATTCATTGCTATATCTATTTGGTCTGAAATAGTAAAATCAGTAGTAGACATTACTACAGCTTCTTCAGGTGTTAATGTTCCAATTTGTGTTTGAAAGAAATTTTCTGGTACTTCTATCCAGTTTTCTGTTTGAACATACATACTATCGTATTCAGTTGGAGTAACGTAATGAGCTGTTTCATCTTTTACCATATCTTTAATGTATTCAAATGGATTTCCACCTTTATAATCAATAACATCTGTATAATCTTCTGCTGGATTAAATGCTAAATATTCTCCAGTTTCTGTGGGAACTATTATTTTATAAGTTAAACTTGATAAAAAAGCTTTGTTTAATTCAAATTTACTTGTACCTCCAGCTTGATATAATTCTTTTTCTATTTCTTCTAATGATTTAGGACCAACAATAATTATTACTGCTCCAGGAGGTAATTTAGTTTTATCTAAAGCCATTATTAAGACCCACTTTCTGCATTATTGTACATTTGTATATCATACCCTGCCATTTCCATTATACCAGGTCCAAACCTATCTTTAATTTTTTGTAGCTTTTTCCAAGTGTCTACATGATGATTTGCATTACCAGGAACTAAATCTGGATTATTAACTTGTGCAAAATAACTAGGATTTACTCCAAATTGTCCTGTTTGTTCAATTTCATTTTTCCACCAACCAAAAAAACCATCTTGATTTCTTATTTTAAATTCTCTTTGCCCACTAATAATATCCCAATAATCTTGTTCATCAGCATCTAATTCAAATCTTTGAGGAAACTGGGACATAACCATTTTATTTATACCCCAGTTATGTGGAGTATTACCTGTTATTTTTGCAGGTAACATAGTATCTAAGATATACCATAAAGATGTAAGTTTTGAACCTTGCCAACCAGCACTTTGCCAATATCTACTTTGATGTGCTAAATGTTTATTTAAATCTTCATAGGGTATTACATCAATATTTTCTTTTACAAATTTTGGTAACAAACCATATTTATCTAATACACTATTTAAAGCATCTGAAGCATTAAGTGTTGTAGCAACTATAGCAGCAGTTCCTTGCCATGCTAATTGATTATATAATTCATACCAAAGATTACTAGCTATTCCTCCTAGTCTACCAGTAAGTGCACCTGTTGCTTTAGCTCCTTTAGCAGCTTTTCTACCTTGATTAGCAGCTTTTAAAAGGCTATCACCCATTGCATGTCTTCCTTTAATAGCATCTTTAATTATACCTGTTTTAACACCTATTCTTACAGCTGTTTCTATACCTTCTCCTATTGGGTCTAATATAGATATAATTCCTCTATACAATACTTTGCTTAATTTACCACTTATTTTTACAGGATTAAATTTACTTAAAGAATTGTATTTATCAAAAACATCTGCACCAAATGTTTTAACTAATCCTAGTAATAAACTTTCGCCATTTAATTTTGCATTTTGCATAGTAGGATGATTGTTAATATAATCTAAAGCTCTACGTTCAGAATCAGTCATTTTATCTAATATTGATTCTTTAAAACTTTTATGTATATCAGGGTCATATTCTTCTATTTTTTCTGGAAATATATTAGGGTCATTTAATTTAGCTGCACCAAGAGAACCACCAAAACCTTGATTATTAAGTATATTAGTTAATGCTTCTGCTTGATTAACTGTTTTATTAGGGTCACCTGCAAAACTATCTACTAAATTGTAACCTTCATCTACTTTAGCTTTTAATTGATTTATTAATTTAGGATTTTCATCTGCCCACATTTGCCAAAGTTTTTGATATTCATCTTTACTTACTTGGTAATCTTTACCAAATAAAATACTATTTTGTGCAGGAGGTTTACCTTTACCAGATTTTTTAATTTCATTTTGCCATACATCTTCTATAGTTCTACCTTTGTATGGTCCTTCTTTAAACGTAGCATTTAATGCAGAAAATTGTTTACCTAAGTCATCACCTTTAGTAGATACTTCAAATGTTTTATTAGCTGTTTCTTGTTTTGCAATATCTTCTACAATTAATTCATCAGGTATAGTGTCAGGTATTCCTATATTTGCACGATACTTTACACTATCAATTAAATCATCTGCTAACTGTTGTAATAAATCATTTTTGTCTTCTAACAATGGAATTAAATCTTCAAACTGTAATACAGCTCTATCTATTTCTATTTGAGGTATATTAAATTCTTTTTGTAAAGCATTAAGTTCGTCTAAAACTTTTTGTCTAATTTCATCTTTGTCCATTATCTACCAAACATAGCTTTTAACATAGCTTCATCCATTTTCATTTTTTCCTGAGCATATGTAGCTGCATTAATATCATCTCTATATGTTGCTCTAAAATCTTCTTGTGTTGTTTGTGTTGCTGTATCAACAAATTGATTTAATACTTCATCAGTAGGTTCTACTTGCCATGATTGAGTAGGTGATTTAATCATATTCATATTGTCAATAAAAGAATACATTTCATTCATTTGATTAAATTCATCTATATAACTTGTTGCTAATAAACGTACTTGCTCTTTTAATTCATCTTTAGTAGGCAATCTGTTCATTGTTGTATAAAAAGCATTTTCAACCATTTGTTCCATACCAAGTTCTCCTGGTACGCCTTCCATGTATTTTTTAAATCTAGCTGCAGTATTAGCCCTATCCATAGTTGAAGCTACATTAGCATGATTATCTTTGTAATCAGATAAAAAGTATGCAAACATTTTCTGATGTTTTAAATTTTCTCCTACTAAAAAAGCTGAATTACTAAAAGGATTACTAGGGTCTGTATCTAAGTCATAATTCATTACATTAACATAATCCTGTGTACCAGGGTCTACGTATTTATTTGTATCTATCCATGCCATATATTGTGCAAGTTGACTACGAAGTAAACCATTTGGTACTCCTTTAGTATCATCAAAAGCTCCTTGTTGTACTAAACCATTATTTTCTAACCATTCTTGAAACTCTGTTACAGTATCTGTATTTTGAAATATTAATTCATATACTCCAGCCATGTCACCAAAATGACCACCAAAAGGTTTTGTTTGAACTTGACCAGTATCCATATCTGTTTTTACAACACCTATTTGTGAAGGGTCGTAAATAGGAACAGTTCTTAACGTACCACCTATACCAGCTATATAATCATTAATTGCTTGTTCTTTTTCTACTTCTGAAAGAGTTTCATCATTATTAATTATTGTTATAACTTTTTCTACATCAGAAGAATAACTATCGTATTTATCTGGACTTAATCTTCTAGTAACAAGTTCTAGTTGATTATTAATTTGTCTTCTAATATCTGCAGGGTCATCACCGTCTTTTATGTTGTTATAAATATCTCTAATAATATCTAAATCTTTTTTAGGAAAATTAGAATTAATACTTCCTAATGGTGGGTCATTAGGATTTGCTGCTGGAATTTGTGAATGTTGTTCCCATATTTCATTAACTTTTAATGCTGCAAATTCATTTGCATTTAAACCAAATAAATTAGAATATTCTGGGTTACTTAGTAAATCTATTACTAATGCTTGTAATTCTTTTTTTGTCATTAACTATCATTCCTTATAATATCTATTTCATCATCTGATAAATCTACAAAATCATAAGCAGCTCTATCTGGATTTAATAACCTTAATACTACATTGTAATATAAATTAAATCCACGTGGATATTTAGCTAATAATTCTTTAGCTTGTGTATCAAATTGCATTCTAAAATATTGAGCTTGTGGTTCATCTGATTTTTTCCACCAATCAAATTTAACTTCTTTATCTTGACTAATTAAATATTTAGATGACTTTTCATCATATTCTTGCATTATTGGATATAACTCTAAAAAGAATTTACCTTCTTCTGTTGTTTTAGTTAAATCTAAATTTGGCCATATTTCAGTTATTTCTCTCCATATATCTTCTATTTGAGTTAAAGTTATAAATCCATATTCATCTCTTTGAAAACCACTAAAATCTGCCATTATAGCATTTCTCATAATTGCAGCTAAATCATCTTCTCCACCACCAGTTAATTCTAAATTATCATTTTGTAATATATTATTCATAGTTTTTATATCATCTTTCCAAGATTGATACTGATAAAAACCTTTAGTTTTATTTATATATCTTCTGTATTCATCCGGAGTTAAATCATATCTTTCATTGTTAATTGCTTGCCATGTCATTTTTGCTTCAGGATTATCACCATATAAAAATTGAAATGACAATGGTAATAATTTTTTCTCTCTAGGATGACTGTTCCAAAAATCTACAGCATCATATGTTTTAACACCTTTACCAGATACTTTAATATCTGTAGGACTAAATAAATACATATGGTCTAATCCAAATTTAGAATGAAAATCTTGTGATGTTTGTATTGTGTCGTAGTTATTATTTTCTAATATTTCTTCGTAAACTTCATACAAAACAGCCATGTGATAATGCAAACTATTTTTAGCTTTAATAAAATATTCTGGTTTATAATTACTTGAAGGACCAATAAAACTTCTAATAAACTGCATAAACATATCTACTTGTGCTCTATCTCTTGCATAATCTAACATTGCATCTTCTATTTGTTCATATGTAACATCATCTCCATCTTTCCAATTAGGTATGTTGTATTTAAAATATTTATCTAATCTTCCATCTTTATATATATTTACCCACTCTAAAGAAACCATTGCATGTCGCCAAAAATTTATTGTTGAATCAGCACGTAGTGTTTCTAGTTCACTTAATGCTTCACCAGGTTCTCTTACAATATCTTCTGAAAATTCAAATACACCTACTTTATCACCCCATTCACGGCTAAAATCTACATCAACACCTTGTAAAAAAGCTCCTAATTTTTTATATGTAGGTGCTAAGCTAGCTAAATCCGATAATGCTATTTCTTCAGGCATAGGAAATTGTGTTAACCAATTTTTAAATTCACCAAATACACCACGGCTAGGTAATACTTTATTAAGACCTAAAGCAACAATAGAGTTAGTACCAGGTACTTGTGACTGTGCAAGTAGGTTAATACTGCTTAGTGTAGATTTATATTGAACTTTCATATTAGATTCATCATCATCACCTTCTACTAATAAAGGCCCCATCCATGCTTCAAATGGTGTCATAAATACATCATCACTAGGATTCATAGGATGTGGTGCAAACCAACCAGTATTTGTGTCACTTACATCATTTGTACCTTGTAAAGCTCTCCTACCTTTTTGTATACCAACAACTGGATATGGATTGTTTGCTAATAATTTACCCCAAGTTTTAAATACCTCAAACCATATTTCAGGAAATGGAAATATATTTCTTGTAACTTCAGATATTTTATGTTGTGTAGTTGTGTCGTATAATAAATCTTTTAAGTTTTCTAAAGCGTATGCTCTGTTCATAGGTTCTACTTCATTAAAATTACTCCAACTACCAGTACCTAATCTTGATTTAGTTATTAAATCATTAACAACTTGTGATGGAACACCGTATGCTTTTGCATTATTAATGTATTTTTTTTGTAATGATTTATCCATTTGATTTATATTATCCATAACCCATAACCAATAGAATTGTTTAAATACAGGAGCTCTGTTTAAATAACCTATAGGTTTACGCATTAATACTTCAAATAAACCATCTATAATATCTTCATATCTACTTGTTTTATTTGCATCATCTAATTCTTCTGTAACACGTACATATCCACCATTTAAACCTAAACCACCATCAGTAGTAGATTTAAATAATTCTTTAGCAGCATTAATAGCTTTACCTTTTTGTTTATTAGACATAGCTTTGATATAACTTCTTTTTTCCCAATTTTTAACATCTAAAGCTTTTTTATTGTTTTGTTTAATTCTTCCAGTAATACCTGTATAACCATCAATATCACTCATAAAATCAACAAATTTATTTGTTACCTTTCCATCTTTAACTACAGGTATTTTTCCTTCAGAAATAATATTTCTAAGTATTGTTGAACCTTTATTACCTTCTTTAACTTTATCCAAAGTCATTTGATATTTAACATCACTACCTGCTTGTTTCATAAAATGAATACCTTCAACAATATTGTCACCAGTAATTTCTCTTATGTATGCTTCTTGTTGTTGTATAAGTTGGTCTAATGCCCAAGAATCTGTTAATATATCGTAGTTTCCTGAGTAATCAGCATACTCTTGTAACCAAAATTGTCCTTCAGATGAATCTAACCATTTGTTTAATTCAGGACTACCCCATCCATATTTAGCTACTTTTCTACCAATAGGGTCTGTTCTTACTTGTACATAATCCCAAAGTTTACTTTGTGAATATTCAGCATTAGAAACGTTTGATTTTAATTCCATTCTGTATTCAACATTTAAAGGATTCCAACCAGCTTTTTTACCTAAGAAACCTGTAAGTCCAATTGTTTGTTGTGTACCTTCAAGTAACTCTTGTGACATTAAAACTGATTGTATATCTGGTATATCATCTATTTCAGCTTGAGTAAATCCCATATCTAATAATTTTTTATTAGACATTTTTTTACCAGTAGATAACCATTGTGTATATATAATAGGATTTGTAAAAAAGTTATCTAATCCTTTTACTAAAATACGTGCTTGTTCTTCAAAAAATACACGAGTTAAAAATGCAACACGCAACAACACTAAAGGTTTAAATATTTTTCTAGTATAAAAATCCATAGCTCTATTTACAACATCTGCATCAGTTGCAGATTTTCTAGGTAAAAATCCATTTGGAAAAATGTATCCTTCTTTACCCCATGAACTTACATATTTTGCAAATCCTTTAATATCTTCTGCTAATATTGTAGCTTGTGTGCCAAGTCCTGAATCAGGAACAACATTCCATGCACCACTTGTAACTCTTTGTATATATTGCCAAGGTATTAAAGGAACTACACTGTCTGTCATTTGTGATAAAAACAATGCATTTAAAGTACCTACATTTTTAAATTTACCTACATCTCTAGAATCTTCTGCTAATACAACTTCATGTACTTCAAAATTGCTGTTAAAACCTGGAATGTTTTTTGTTTTAGCATTAGCATATATTTTAGAACGTTCCAATCTAGAGTTAAGATGTTTTAAATAATTACGTAATGGTGCTACTTTTTCTGGTCCAAATTCTGGTCCAAGTAATTTTTCTGCTCTATCTACTTCCCATTCTCTAAAATCTTTTCCAAATTTATATATAGAAGTTTTTTTCGTATAATCTAAATTAACAAACTTTAATAACCATTCTGATGCTTCTTTTTCATTATAATTATTTACTTCCATATGCTTTAATAAATTTTGATAAGCACGTTTTTTATTAGTAATAACTAAACCAGAATCAGGAACAAGACTTAATAATCCATTTAAATAAGGTTCATTGTATGTTTTATAAGCACCACCAAAACCTAAATACTTTTGTATTTCATATTCGTCATATGATGTAAAATTTTCTTTAACTTTATTTAAAGCTAGTTTTATTTTTCCTACTTCTTCTGCTTTATCAAAACTAAGTGACTCAACTGTAGGTGCTATAGTTTTAATATTTTTTGATGTTTTAAATGGTGATATATCTCCTGCAGTTTTTACAATACCTCTTGCACCTTGACCTATATAGCTACCAAGATTTCTATAAGCAGCATCTTGATTACCAAATCTTGCCATAGGTTTAGATAACATACGTTTTACAGAATTACTAGATTCTGCAAAAGATTTTGCATCATTTGCTAAATTAATTAGCAAGTTATTTATAAAACCTGATTGTCCTACTTCACCCATAGCATTATCAGATAATTTTTCTATTACTTCTGATACAGGTGCTTTTTTATTCTTTTTTAATCCTGCTTTAGAATTTACAACTTTTCTACCTGTATTTGCATATACTTTAAAAAAGTCTTTTACTTCATCAGCTTTATTCATAAAAAGCATTTCAGCTAATAAATCAGGATGAATGTGTCTAAACAAAGGCATTCTAGACATTGCATATAAATTTTCTGGTCCAGACTCAGCTACAAGTTGAAAAATATTGTTCCATACAGGCATATCAAAAACTACATCTGTTGAGGGAGCAAAGTATTTATTTACTTTATTAAAAACTAATAATTGATTTCTCATTTGTTTAGCTTTTTTATTAGTAGCTCTGACTGCTTTAGCTTCTGATAAATAACCTTGACCAAATAATCTTTTAAATCTACTAAAGTTTTGTGTACCTTCTGAACCAAGTTCTTCTAATTTACCTAAATCTTTGTATGTGTTTTCAATAATTTTAGTTGTATTTACTTTAACTTTTTTACCTTGTTGTAACAAAATACCATTATCTAAAAATTCTGATGCTCTATTTACTTGATTCCAACGTTTACCTAAGTTACCTACTTTTAACCATTTAGAATAAAGTAATGGGTCTGCTAACTGGTGTGCTACGTCAATAGAACCAGATAGTAAATTAAAAGATAATGTACCTGGTTTGTAATATTCTGATGCATGTACTTTACCTGGTGAGTATTCTAACAATGTATTATCTGCTGCCCATGCTGGATGATTGTTATCAGGGTTTAAAGAATACTTTCTATTCCTTGTATATCTACCAGCATAAAAATTTATCTTATTAGGTCTGGCTATTGAAGTATAAAATATATCTCCGTTTTCATCTTTACGTTTTAATGGTTCACCAATAACAGAAACTGTTTTACTATACGATTCTTCATCAGAATAACCAGCTTGTTTATAATATCTATATAACTCTGTTTGTTCTGGTATTACAGGTTGAAAACCAATTAAAGTACTTCTATCAAAGTTAACAGGTTTATCTGTATATTTATTAGGTAAAAATCCATTTGACCATACTTCATTCCATAATGCACCTAAGTTAGTTTGACCTGACATTTTAAAAGCTTCTACTAATGCACTACCTTTTCCTGTTGCTAATACATCACTATCACTAATATCAATCATTAATCTATCTTGTGCTTGAGATATAGACATACCTTGTTTCATATAATCTTGTGCTTGTTTAACTGCACCGTAATATTCAATAGCTCTACCTTGTGTAAAAGGTTTACCAGGTAATAAAGCATTTAAAGCTATACCAGGTAAATTTACTTTTCCTGATGGTCCTAATGTTTGCATTAACCATTCAAGACCTAGTACACCCCAAACACCGTATTGTATATCTCCTGGTCCTGCACCACCAGGAAATAAACCAAAAGAGAAAAAATCACTTACATTCATTTGCATATTTCTTGCTAAATCTTCAGGAGCATATCTATCGTATATTTCTTTATGTAGAGCTTGTTCTTTTTTAATACGTTCTTTTGTTAACTCATCTTCAATATCAAACAAATCACGACTACCAGCAGGTATTTGAGCACCCCAAGCTGAATAAGTTACACCTAAAGGTAAGTTAGGATGTGTTTCTAATAATCTTTCAAAATCATAAATAGATGCAGGATTAGCTTTAAACGCTTCTACTTCTCTATTAAACTGTGCTATTTCTCTTTGTTTATTTATTAGATAATTTCTATTATCTAACCAATTTGGATTTATCAATGTTAACCCTGTCGTCTATTAAGTAAATCTAAAATAATAGGTGATTTACTAACTTCATACATAGCAGCAAGAGTAATATCTATACTTTGTGTGTTTGACTCAGGTATCATACCAGGACCTAAAGGTGCTCCTGATGTAGGAACTTCAGTAGGTCTTTCAGATGGTGCAAACACATTTGGTCTTTGTGGTTGTTGTTGTGATGTAGGTCTAGGTTGTATGTTACGTTGTGCAGGTAACGGAGCTGCTTTTTGTTGATTTAATAATTGTTGTTGTTGACCATAAGGTAAACCAGGCATATCTCTTAAAGGTTGTTTTGAACTACCTGGACCACCATCAGTTCTATTTCTATTTTGTGTAGCTACTGGAGCTGGTTTGGCAGGTTGTCTATATCCACCTCGTCTATTTTTCGCCATCAAATTCTCCTGTTAATAAAATTATAATACCTGGTGCTGGATATATGATTTGTTTAACATTATCACCCATAACATCAAGTTCATCAACAACACCATATTCATTGTATATAGTTTCCCAAAAAGTATCTTCGTAATATTCTTCCATTACATACCACCAAATGCACCTGCAATTGAAGGTTGTCCACCCATCATTTGTTGTTGCATCATTTGTTGTTGTATCATCATTTCTTCTTCAGGTGTCATCTGAGGTTCTTGTGGAGTATAAAACTGTTTCATAATCTCTGTTATAGCAGTTGGATACTCGTAAATAGCAATAGCAGCCATTGTAGCTGCAGGGTCACCTTGTGCAGACCTAGCTAGTATAGAATCAAATAATACTTGTTCAGCTTTATTTTTACGTATACGTTCCTGTACTTTAGCTATATTCTCTAAACCATCAATGTTATCTTGTAGTGTTTCTACGTCTATAACACCTGCTTGTAACAATTGCAACCCAGTTACAATTTTTTGTGGTTCATCAAATCCAGCCATAACACCATAGATACGTCTAGTTCTAAAGTCACCACCAATATCTTGTAATACATTATAGTTTTCACTAAATGCAGCACCATTAAGAAAACCAGCCATAGGTTTTTTAGATATGCCTTGTGAGTAAGATAATATTACATCCATCTCTAATCTCTTAGCATCCATCTGTACCATAGCTGATTTAATAACATCTCTATATTCTGAAATCATAAGTGACATAGTGCTGTTTAATTCTGATAGTCCAGCACCAGTAACAAAACTATTAGGAGATTGGCTATCGTCAGTTACAGGATAACCACCTACCATACGCAATTGTCTTTCTAATCTATCTATCTGTTGAAACAATTGATACGGCATATTGTTCATTGGTTTAGAAACTTGTGTACCAGGAGCTAGATAATTAACCGCAAATCGACCTTTTCTATATTGTCCGGATTCTATCTCTCCTGATATGTTAGTTTCTGTAAACACACTGTCTTCCATAGCAATAGCTGACATAATGTTTATTTTTGCCATCATTGCCATCAAACCTATTACGTGGTCGTATTGTCCTTTAAGCTGGTCAAAAGATACACGTTTCATAAATACAAATGGTGGAGTAGATAATACGTTAGGTATAAAATCTAAAATCATATTACGTTCTGGGAATACAATGTATGTACCTCCCATGTCATAGTATTCAATAATTCTTACACCAGAGTATGTATTATCTTCCCAAGCTTGTTCTCTGTTATTTTCATAAGACAAAAATGGTGTAGCATTATCTTGTGCTTCTTCAGCATCTTCATCTTGTTTTAAAATTTGTTCTGCAAACTCTGGATAGATTTGTGCAAGTTTATATCTAGGTACACGTCTAATAACAGCCATTTCTCTTGGTTGTTGGTCAGGACCTAAGTTACCTACAAAAGTATCATAAGGGTCACGTAACTCTGCACTAGGATAAAAGAAACCATTAGTATCACGTTTAGTTGTAATAACCCAAGCACAGTAACCATAACCAGGTAACCATCTAGCTGCTTGTTGTAGTTGACCTAATAAGTTTTGTTTTTCATCATAGTTAGTAACAATACGTTCTAATTTTTCTGCACGTACTTTACTTCTAGTAGAATCATTTTCATTAGGTACATCAACTCTAACTTGTGGTATACCTGAAATCTTTTGTGCAAGTCGGTCAATACCAGATTGCAACATATTAGGAGCTGGTAATAAATCAGCATCAGAGGTTTCCATTGTATTACCTAACAATGCTTTAATGCCATCTGCACCACCATTAAGAATAGCTTTTATTCTAGCTTTCTGTACTTGTCTTTCTTGTACTAACTTACCTGATGTAAGTTCAGCAGCGTTTCTAACTATCTCGTCATAAGTTTTAACATCTAAGTTTTCTATGCCCATGGTGCTTCGTTTATCTCCGTCATCTTATAATCTCCATAACTAGGATTATAATCTAATCCTATGTTGGCAGTATGCTCTTTTTGCATACGCCTAAAAACTTTCATTGGAAACCAACTAGCCATAACTATGTCAGTCTTCTCTTTGTTTCGTTTAGAAACAGGTTTACCATCAAAGTATAACAGTTGTTGTCTGTATTTCTGTATTTTAGCATTAGATTCTCCATCACCAACAGGTAGATGTATTCTTTTATCTTCAAACAAATCTGCCATAGCACCAACACCATACAATGGGTCATGTTTATTTTTACCTGTTAAATGACCTTGTACAGTTATACCAGTACGTAATGTAAATTCTTTTATTGCAGCATCTTGTCGTATAGCAGATTGAAATCCGTTTTCTTCTACTATCCAATGTCTACAATCGTACTCGTGTAACCATATTGCCATTTGGTCTAACGCAGCTCTAATACCACCACCACGTCTGTTTTCTAAATCAACTAAATACAACTCACCTCTGTATTGGTCTATACCCCAAAGTACAGATGCTTGGTAACCACTTGATGCAGGGTCTAGTCCAGCAACAAGATATAAGTTTTTATATACCTGCCCTAGTACTAAATCAGGTCGCATACATTGGTCAATCATGTTCATAGTAAATATTTGCGTACCTTCTACATATGCTTGATTAAAATAAACCATTTCAAATGTTTGCCTACCACCTGTAGATTCAGCAGAATGTAACCTAGACATTAACCATTTAAAAGTTCTTTTACCTGGCCATAACATACAATCAGTATGTTCTTCTTCTAAATGTTCTGGTATTTGACACTCTAATGCATGTGCAGTTTCTACTATGCTTGTAAAGTTATCTGATTCAAGTAAGTGGTTATATAAATCATCAGGGTGCTGTCTTGAACCAATTACAACAACAGCAGTATGTTCCTCTTTACGACTAGATAATGTAGTAGTCCACCATTGTCTTGTACTTTCTCTAGCACCAGGTTGCATAGTAGTTTGGTGGTCTTCAATGTCGTCTGCAATAATTATGTCACAGTCACGTGATAGAATCTTACCACCCTTACCTACAGCAACCATAGTTGGTGATTTAATACCTGCAACTGTTCTAGTACCTACAGTAAATTGGTTTTGTGACCAGTTTTTACCTGACCTGTTATCTGGTTTAAATGATTGACCAGGTGGACAGAAATCTTCTCTAAGTTCTTCATTAGTATCTAGTACGTCAAGTACAGCAGATAATGCGTTTTTAGCTATGTCTTCGTTACCACCTACCCACATAATACGTACGTTAGGGTTTTTACATATCTGATATACAGCAAAGTGTATTAATAACTCTGTCTTTCCATGTCGTGGGGGTGACAGTATCAATAATTCTTTACCGTGTTCTATAGAATCTATAATATTATTAATCCAGTTAGTGTGAAAATCTGCGGTGTCATAGTGTTTTCCTAGTTCTGTTCTAAAGTATTTGTGTCGGAAGTTCGAAAAATTTTCTAATGCAGCTTCTGCTTCAGCTGATAGTTCCCAATCTTCTGCTGCTATTTCGTTTCTACTATCTATCTTGTAGGCAGCGAGCATGCGACTGACAGTAGCTGGGGTGCAGCCAAGGAGGGAAGCTGCGTTTGCTACTGTCATGTCGCCAGTTGCAACTTCTTCGGCTATACCTTCGCTTACGAAAGCTCGGTAATACTGCCCTCTGCGTACAGAAGCATAATCGCCTGTATCAGCATTATACTCTTTATTGATGGGCTTGGTGTCCACTTTGTCATTATGTCGCTTGTCACGTGCAAATTGACGCTTCTGGCACGTTCCTGAACAGAATTTTGTTTGTCTACCTCGTAATTTCTTTCGACAACCTTCTGCTATACAGATTACATTCTTTGACACTATTAACTAACTTTCCGTAGATGTTTGTATAGTGAGAATTATATGCTATAGTCACATTAAATACAAACACTAAACAATAGTATTTTGTTACAGGTAAAGCGGTGACCGGGACATCAAAAGCTGCTCACAGGTAAAACTGTACACTAGAAAGACAAAGGCAGTACCCAAGGACATTAAAAAAGGTTTAGTCAGGACTGGTACATACA